GAAGAATTAGCCAAATCAGGCTATGACAACTTGCGTGATTACTTGAATGCTAAACAAGGTTTGACACGCCGTAAAGAAAAAAATCCTACTCCTAAACTAATTGACCCCTCTAACATTAGAAGTGGCCCTCGTTTTGACGACGAAGGACTTATTGACCCTAAAAATATTAGAAGTGGTCGTCGTCCTGAAGAAGAAGCACTACTAAAAACTCGTGCTAAAGGCATGAAGAGCGGTGGCTCTGTTAATTCAGCTTCTAGCCGTGCGGATGGTTGTGCCACTAAAGGCAAGACCAAAGGCACTATGGTCAAGATGAACTACGGCGGGAAGTGCTAAGGTATGAAAAAATACGCTGAAGGTGGTATTTATACTGCTGAAATGGGTAAACCACCCACAGACCCTGAAGGTGTACCGGCTGTTAAAAAGCCTATGCCTAAAGCACCAGCGCCAAAGAAACCTGCACCTAAAGATACAGTGTTTCGTGAAGGTATGCCTGTGCCCCAAGACATTGATGGCAAATCTGTCAAAAGAATGGCTAAAGGCGGATCAGCGTCTAGTCGCGCAGATGGTTGCGCTACCAAAGGTAAAACACGAGGTAAATTTGTATGATGGCAAGTCGCGGAATGGGCGCAATATCTCCTAGCAAAATGCCCGGCGGTAAGCGTAAAGTTCGCCGTGACGACACTGACTTCACGCAGTACGCTGAAGGCGGCAAGGTGGGGCTTTACGCCAACATCAACGCCAAGCGTGCTCGTGGGGCCAAGATGCGCAAGCCGGGGCAAAAAGGTGCTCCGACCGCGCAGGCGTTCATCGCCTCGGCCAAAACAGCAAAGAAGTAAACCATGGCAACATCCGGCCTCTCCAATTTCAACCTCGACCTGACTGAGATCGTTGAGGAGGCGTTCGAGCGCGTGGGCGGTGAGATGCGTACGGGCTACGACCTGCGCACTGCCCGCCGGTCGATGAACTTGATGTTTGCCGATTGGGCCAACCGTGGCCTGAACATGTTCACCTACGAGCAGGGCTCCATCCCGCTGGTAGCAGGCACGGCCACATACGAGCTTCCGGCCGACACGGTGGACTTGCTTGAGCACGTCATTCGCACGGGCGCGGGCAGCGCGTCGACTCAGGCAGACCTGACCATCACCCGGATCAGCGTTTCAACGTATGCCACCATCCCCAACAAGATCACCCAAGCCAGACCCATCCAGATTTGGATCCAGCGGTACAACGGCATGACTTCGCCGGTTGGGGCAACCATCGATCAAGTTGGCGGCATTTCCTCCACAGCCACTCAAATCACTCTTGACTCTGTGGATGGCCTGCCAGCCTCTGGGTTTGTGAAGATCGATAATGAGATCATCAACTACGGCTACATCACAGGGAAAACCCTGTATAACTGTTTCCGTGCCCAGCAAAACACAGCCGCAGCAAGCCATGCCGACAACACTGCCGTTTATTGGCAGCAGGTGCCCGCTGTAACCGTCTGGCCAACTCCAGACAACGCACAGCAGTACACATTGGTTTATTGGCGTCTACGCCGCACCCAAGACGCCGGTGGCGGTGTAAACATCATGGACGTTCCGTTCAGGTTCATTCCCTGTATGGCCGCTGGCCTGTCGTATTACATCGCTGCCAAGATCCCGCCCGGTGCGGAGCGCATCCCCATGCTGAAGGCTCAGTATGACGAGGCTTGGGAATTGGCTGCGCAAGAGGATCATGAGAAAGCTGCGTTGCGGCTTGTGCCCCGCCAGACCTACATTGGGAGGTAACGGTGGGTAACAGGTTTGCCAGTGGCAAGTTTGCGATTGCTCAATGTGATCGCTGCGACCAACGGTTCAAGTTGAGTATCTTGAAGACTGAGATCATCAAGACCAAGAACTACAACCTGTTGGTTTGCCCTGAGTGCTGGGATCCTGACCAGCCGCAATTGCAGTTGGGCATGTTCCCAGTGGACGACCCGCAGGCTTTGAGGAATCCTCGTCCTGACCGCAGCTATTTGCTGTCGGGAACGAATGGATTGCAAACAGATCCAACAGGGTCAGGATTGGCTGGCCCGGGCACACCAGAAGCTGGTAGCCGGATCTTCCAGTGGGGATGGAATCCAGTCGGTGGATCATCGTTTTTTGATGCCGCATTGACTCCAAATAATTTGGTTTTAACGGTGGAATTGGGTACAGTAACAGTTGTAACGACATAAGGAGTCGATATGGACACGAAATCAGTTAAACGCATCGCCAGCAAAGAGGTCAAATCTCACGAAAAGCGTATGCACAAAATGGCCAAAGGTGGCGTAACAGGCGAATCCATGCGCAAGTATGGTCGCAATGTTGCCCGTGCAATGAATCAGCGCGGTGGCGCTCGCGGAGGCTGATATGGCAAAGTTCAGCAAAAAGGTAATGGGCAAAGAAGTTGGCGACGCTGCTGTTTACGCTAAGCCTCACAACATGCAAGGCAAAGCAATCAAGCCCGTCGTCCCGACAGAGACTGGCGCTGCTCGCGTGAATCAGATGAACATGTCTGTTGGCGGTATCAGCAAGGGCAACTACCCTGAGACCAAGACCAGCGGCATCAAGATTCGCGGCACCGGTGCGGCAACTAAAGGCGTGATGGCCCGAGGCCCGATGGCATGACCTACACCGAGTTGATTGCCGCTATTCAGTCGTACACCGAGAATACGTTCCCGGAAACGTACCTTGCCAGTGGAGCAACCGTGTCTTCAACGACGCAGTTGAACACCTTCATTGAGCAGGCTGAGCAGCGCATCTACAACACGGTTCAGTTTCCATCATTGCGTAAGAACGTGACGGGCATCACATCAAACGGCAACAAGTACTTGTCGTGTCCGGCAGACTTTCTGGCAACGTATTCGTTGGCCGTTGAGACTGCGGACGGGCAAGAGTTCTTGCTGAACAAGGATGTGAACTTCATCCGTCAGGCGTATCCCAAGGCTACTGACACAGCGACACCCAAGTACTACGCTCTGTTTGGCCCGACAACCACAAACGACCCCAGCCCCGTCATCACCAATGAGTTGAGCTTCATTCTTGGCCCAACACCTGATGCGGCTTACAACGTCGAGCTTCACTATTACTATTACCCAGAGTCCATCACAGTTGCGGCCTCTGGCCAGACTTGGTTGGGCGACAACTTTGACACCGTGCTGTTGTACGGATCATTGGTTGAGGCTTACACGTTCATGAAGGGCGAGCAAGACATCATTGCTTTGTATGACGGAAAGTACAAAGAAGCTCTTGCATTGGCTCAGCGTCTGGGTGATGGTCTGGAGCGTAGCGATGCGTACCGTAGCGGCCAGTTCAGAGTTCCTCCTCTGGCCCAGAATAACGGAGTGCGTTGATGGCTTTTACCGGCAACTATTCATGCAACACTTTGCGTACTGCGCTGATGAACGGCACGATGAATTTCTCATCTGATACCTTTAAGTTGGCTCTGTACACAAATGCTGCAACACTGGATGAAACGACCACGGGCTACACAGCCACAGGCGAGGCTTCTGGTGGCAACTATGTGGCTACTGGGCAAGTAATTGCCGCCACTGTCTCCACAGCCACGACAGCGGCTGGGAGCGTTGTTTATGTCACGTTTGCAGCGCCAGCTTGGACTGGGGTAATCACTGCTCGCGGCGCACTGATTTACAACAACACCACTGGGGATGCAGTCTGTGTTCTGGACTTTGGCAACGATAAAACCTCGGCTTTAACTTTCACCGTGACGATGCCTGCTGATACCAGCACATCAGCACTCATTAGGCTTGTATAAGGAGTAATCATGTTTAACGAAAAAGCAACTTCAACAGACACCGTAAGCGCGGGTCTTGTCGCTCGTACTGGAGCCTATTCTGGTGCGCGAGCAGGCGGCGTGTTTCATGTCGAGTGTTTTGACAAAGATGGCAACTTGAACCGTTGGTCGCAGCGATCACATTGAGCAATCGCAAACTTGCCACTGGCAAACCTGTTACCCACCGTTATCTCCCAATGTAGGTCTGGC